TCTACTTAATTTACTCAATTTTTATATTGTTATTTTTATATATTAGATATTTTTTTAATTATTTTTAATTTTCTATTTCTTTCATACCTTAACACATCTGGTTCAGAAAATGAATTTCTCATATCTGGATATTGATAAATATCCCACCATTCGCTACCATCATATTCTCCGCGCTGCATCCAAACACCATCTTCACAGAAAATAACACCAAATAATTCTTGACCACCATAACCATTATTATATTCTTTATCTATTGATAACAGAAAATTATCATAATCTTTTTGATTGTATAATGGCTTTAATAAATATTTATTTTCACCACTATAAGTATCACCAAAAGTGATTTCTGCTGCAATTAATTTATAATTTTTTATTATATCTAAAAATTCCTGTTTAGCATTTTTCATATTTTTAAAATACTTTTATTATTTTAGTTTAAAAAAATAAAAATGTTT